ACCGCATAGCGCGCCTCAAGGCGGCTGCGGAACCGGTAGCCCTTGTAACGGGTCTCAATTGCTTTCATGGAAGAAGCCCTATATATGGGCCAAGCCTTGCGCTGCATCGCGCGTCATGTTACCTAAGGCTCAGCGTTGTGACAAATGCACCCTACCGCCTTGCACCTCGCATGGCAAGCCCCGTCCCTTAAACCGGACGGGGCTTTACTTATCCAGCAGCACCCGCACCGTCTCGCGCAGATCGGGCTGGCTGAAATAATGCTTCACCGTCTCAGGACTGGTCGGTGGTATGCACTTGCTGGCCACGTCCTGGCGTGACCATGAGTCCAGACACCCATCGGCCTCACGCGTCAAGGCAATGGCCGCTTTTATGATCACCTCGCGCCGACCTTCCGGCGACATTCTCACTCGTTTTGGCATCGGTTACGCTCCTTGTGACGCGGCACGCATACACGCGATCTGGTGCAGGCAATCGTCTCGCGCATTGTGGTAGGTGTTGGCGCGGTCAACTTTCCGCACGTCAAAGTCGTGGACATCATAGAATGTCCGCGTGTCGCGCACGGCCCAGAACTTCCAAGGCGGTGGAAGTTTCAAAACGCCGTAAAGATGCTCAAGAATTGGCGGGTCAAAGTTGTTGCCCTGCGTCCACGTTACGCGCGGCTTGTGCTTGGCGTAGAACCTGTCGAGTTGTGTCAGCGCGTCCTGCACCTTGACGGGATTTTCAGTTGCGCTTTGCCACGCTTCGGGGCTTTGCGACTTCCACCATTCAACGGTTGACGGGTTCTCTTTCAGCCCCATCATTTTTTGGAGCGTCTGGTCCAGCACAACGTGCATGTAATCGACCGGTGCCAGTGTGCCTTTTTCAAACGCCACAGCCCCTATCGACAGGACGACGCAGCCCACTTTTGTCCCAAGCGTTTCGATATCCAGCATCATTTCAGTCATGCGGTTGCTCCTTTGCGTTACTATTGCCATTTATTGACGGTTGTGTCAATACTACCTCACCACCGCAGGCCGCATAGCCCGCCACGTCTATCCAATGGTCCGCGTGTTCCGGGCTCGTCTTGATCCGGGCCAGCTTGAGTTGGATCATCATCACGGCCACGTCAGACCGGCTGACAGGCGTTCCGAGGTGCGCCGACCAGTATGCCGCCACCAGCCCGAAAGAGTCCTCAAGCTGGCCATGCGTGGCGGCCCTATCGACCGTGACGGCCTGTCGCGCTGCGTCTAGGATGTCTGTGCGGTTCATAAGCGTGTCGCCTCTCTCATGCGGTTGGTTATTGCGTCTGCCTGTGCCGTTCTGATCCGGGCTTGTGCGATGGTAAAGTAATCAGGGTCGCGCTCGATCCCGATAAAGCGCCGCCCGGTGTTTGCCGCTGCAACGCCGGTTGTGCCGCTGCCGAGGAACGGGTCCAGTATCAAACCACCGCTGCCGTCGTCTGTTGCCTTGATAAGATCTTCCATCAGCGCGACGGGTTTGCATGTGGGGTGCCCATGATCGTCAGCAGGGCTTGGTCGTTTGTGACGCATTACAGACATGGGTCTACCGTTCACGAATATTCTGCGACCTTTTGTGGCGTACCATATAATGTCATGTTGTGGTGCAAATGCACCTTTAAGATCGCCCATGCCGTGGTGCATTCTGTCCCAAATCACTTGAGATTTTACGATGAAACCCGCGCATTCTATTTCTTCACGCCATTTGTGCGAAGTGTTCCAATCACAAAAACTGATAAGACCGCCACCAGGCTTCAGAATCCTGAACGCATCTGACAGCCATCGGGTGCCTACAACGGAGTCGCCTTCAATCTTCTTGTGTCGCGGTCCGTCTTTTGCACGGTTACTCTGAAAGTTCATACCATATGGTGGGTCCGTCATGACCATATCAACCGACCCGTCCGGTATGCCCTGCATCACGTCCAGACAATCACCCAAGTGCAACATTTATTTCATCCCTCAATTCCAGCGCCGCCCGCTCGGCCAGCCCTTGTGCAGTCATCACGTCAATCTTAAACCGATATAAAAATTTAGCCTGCATAACCCCATCCGAGTCACCCGCCGCCAGCCGTATTCCGCCCCATCGCTGCATTGCCTCGGACAGGGACGCTTGGGCCGCTTGGTTTCGCCTGTGCCGCGCCCGGATCCCCGCGGCGACAATCTCGGACGCACCGTAAGGTATCGCAGGCTCATCCGCTTGGATCTTGGCCGCCCCGGCGCGCAACGTTGCCAGCAATTCCAGCGACATTTCCGACAGCACGCCGTCCACCTGATCCGGCGATGACCGCCCCGCAGGGACGTGGGCCGCTCCACAATGTGGGCAGGCAAATACAACCGCCTCATACGTCAGCAGGCAAGACTGGCAAACCCTGACCGGCACCGCGTCGGGATTGCCATTGGCTTTGCGCGTCTCGTCTTGCCAGAGCGTCCAATTGCGCGGCGTATCTGGCAGGCCATGCTTGGCCGCCATGCGGACAACGTTGCCCACATGGTCGATTATGATCGCAAATTCCTTACCTTCAGCAGGGCGTAACGCTCTGCCGATCTGTTGCGCGAACAGGCCGAATGACATTGTCGGCCGGGCCATGATCACGACTTCAACGGCAGGCACGTCAAAGCCTTCGTCAAACAATCCTGTATTTATGAGAACTCTCAGAACCCCGTCGCCAAACTGGTCAACCGATCTGTTCCGTTCTGCGTCCAGAGTGCTGCCTGTCAGAGCCTTGGCGGCCACGCCTGCCGCGATGAATGCAGTTTCAAGTTCCTTCGATGCGTCAACACCTGTGGTAAAGACAATCGCCTGCTTTCCCGGCGTCCATTTTAGATATGTTTCCACCACATCGCCGGTCAGTTCGGCTTTCCGCGCAGCCTTTGCCGATGACGGTGTGAAATCGCCAGTGCTACCGATGCGAAGCAATGCCTCATCAATTCCCGACTCTGCCGCAATCACGCGATAATCGCACAAGCTGCCCATTGCCATAAGTTCCCGTGCGCCCGGCCCTTGAATGAGTGTGTCAAACATTCCGCCTTGCGCTATGTGCAGCGACCGATTGTCGGCGCGCAGCGGTGTAGCTGTAACACCAAAACCATCAGCGTTGGGAAAAAGCAGCGACGCCTTGCCCCATTTGTTGGGTTCGCCTGATCCGCCACCCGGTCCGGCAGAACCCAAGAGGCCGTGAGCGCATTCATCAAGCAGCCATAACTTTACAGAGTTGCACCACCTGTCGCCGGGTTTGAAGCGGCGGATCAGTGTGTCAACACCTGCAATTGCGGCCTGCGATTTGGGGTCAAAGAACGACTTTCCAAAGCGCCTCACATGCCGGGCAATAATTGAATTGATCACAGGTTGAGGGGCAATGATTTTGTGATGCAGCCCGACCTGTGCGTAAGTTTCAGATATTTGTGAAAGTAGTTCCTGCCGGTGGACAATGGTGCATGACGGACCCTTTGCTTCAAGTGCTTCCATGGCCAGCAATGGCGTCTTGCCGCCGCCTGTGCTCAGGACGTTCATGATGTATCGCGCGCCATTGGCCCTCGCCTTGGCGGTTTCTTCACGCATCTTAATTTGATATGGGCGGAGTGTGATTGTCATGCGCTATTACTATCCAGCCCGCCCCGGCCCGTCAAGGTAATAATAGGTATTTACAACCCCGCCCGCATCGGTTAGTAAAGGGTAATAGCAACCCAAACCGGAGAAATACCATGCAGATTACCTTTGACCCCCACAACGCACAGGACCGCGCCGCGATTGCCTTCATGCTTGGCACTACGGCCCCTGCGGCACAGCCCGACACGGCACAGCCCGACACGGCACAGCCCGACACTGCACAGCCCGAGACAGCACCGGAACACCCCGCAGGCGACACAGACTGCCACGGCATGGTCCATGACGACACCATCCACAGCACCCCGGCCAGCAAGAACGCGGACGGATCGTGGCGTGCCAAGCGTGGCCAGAAGGAAGCATATGAAGCTGCCATTGCAGCCGCAACACCCACCCCGACGCCCACCCCGACGCCCGCACCGCAGGGCATGCCCATGCCGCAACCGGCCAGCGCCGCACCGGCAACACCGCCCGCCCCGATTGATTACAAGACCATGGCGGAACGGTTCATGGCAAA